CCAGAGGCTGTAGAGGTCCCTCTGGGAGGAGTCTGTTGCGTTCCAGAAGATTGTTTAGCTGTATTATAGGTCTTTAAAACTTCAGCACGAATCTTTCTAGCCTTTTCCGCAGCGCCAGGATTTCCCTTGACCCAGTTCTCAAAATCCTGATCAGTCATTGCAGCAATTGCAGCATATTCCCTACCAGCTTGCTCAAGAATTACAGTAAGACTATCTTCCTGAAATTGGCTAAAAGTTTTCATATTTCTTATCTTTTCTATATTTATCTTCTCTTACGTTTTACGTCATCAGGTTTAGTTGCCCCATATAGTTTTGGATTTATTCTACCCTGAGTATATGTAATCGATTGGACTACATCCCTACCAAATTTATCATAGTATGCATCAAAGACCTTGGACATGGTGTACGATTGCACAATATCTAAAAAAATAGTGCCATTAAGTTTATACTGTATCAAGTGTGAATTGCTTGGCAAATTTTTAGAATTTGCCATAGACCTATCACAATTTTCATGAAGTATTTTTATGCTGTATTTTTTAAGATCTTCCTTGCCCTCCTTAGTCCAGAGAGATTTTATACTAGGCTCTGTCTCCCCACTGGATTTGTTGGAAGGCTTCTCTGACGACATTGTGGGTGATTCTATATTTTGTTCCAAGTTTCTTATCCTTTACTAAACATACAACTTCGGCTTCATCCTGTTGAAGAGACTCAATCATCTGAATAAAAAGAACTTCCTTTTTTCCTTGAGCCATTTCATAATCCCCACCTTCGATAAAATGATAGAATTTTCTATATTCGCTCGAAATGCGTGTATGTTCAGTTCCAGCTGGAGCATCATTTGGGGTATATGGAACTTCACCTTCAGGTAAACATGAGGTGATTGACGGATCAAAATTCCAAATCAATACTGCCTTTAGTGCAGGAGTTTCATTACTACGAAGAATTTCAATCTTCTCTTCCTTTGTTTTTGCGTTTGATACTTTTTGTAAAATTTCCGAAATCAACGGATTGTTAGGCAATTTCATTTCATCTCCTTTTAATTAGTCTTCATAGTCGTCATCAAAAAAATCTTCGCTAGGTTCAAATCTAACAGCTATTAATTCATCAGGAATTAGCATTCCATTCTCATCATACATTTCTGGATGATACTGCTCCTCTACCTTTTCCCAAAAGTAGTCTTTAGCAATCCATCCAATTACACCACCGACAATCAAAAATAGTACAGAAAATAAAATACTAAATGTTGCCGCTACTACCGTTAACTCCATCTGAGTGCTCCTTTACTTCTTGATTCATTATATCTAAAGAAAACTCAAAGTAAATGGTCACTTTTTTGCGGAAGACCATAACCGTCTTACCAAACCTCATTAGGCAGGTTTTAGCAATTGGAACTTTCTTCCTAGAACGAAGCATTAATTCAACACCTTTATTTATCCCACTAAGCTTCATAATTATTTTGAATATACTTTGCTAGATCGGTACAACCCCCAATTAACGAATCCTCAACAAAAACTCTAGGGAAGGTTGATCCCTCTCCAAACTTATCAATAAAGTCTTCTCGTTGGAAATCCCTTCCAAGCTTATATTCAGAATAACTCAAATTGAGAGATTCTAAAAGCTCCTTTGCCTTAACACACCAAGGACAGTAGTCCCGAGTATAGATTAAAAAATTGTTCATAGTAAGATAAAAATTAAAGGAATTACTACTGCACTGTATCCTATCATAGAACCAAGAATTATGTCAAGTACTTCAAGACCACTTTTAGAAATCATATACCTCTAGGTATAATATTCATTTGGGGGGATTTAGACTGAAGAGAAGCTATTATAAAATCGCAAGCATTCTTAGGATTAGTATGTTCACCGCAAGTAAATATATCTACTGCAGCATATTCCATTTCTGGCCAAGTATGTATGCTAATATGACTCTCGGAAAGTAGGCAAATTGCGGTTATTCCCTGAGGCGTAAATTCATACTTCACTTCTTCTAAAAGGGTCGAATTTGATTGAACAATTGCCTCTCGAAGTGTGACCATGATATATTGAGAATTGTTTAACAATTCTACATTGCATGAGCAAAGATCTAAAATATAGTGAACTCCTAGTACTTTATGTGGTGCCATTTAACATATTTTTTTATACTTGATATTTAGATGAATTCAATACGCCTTATTATTTCTTGGTCGATAAGCAAAAACATTTTCCGGTGCATCAGGTCTCATCCATTCTGTGATCTTATCATAGTTCTCAATAGAGAAGAAGCACTGATTGTAATACCATTCTTCCCAAGGAATATGACCTTTGGATTGATTGCAAGAATGACAGCAGGCAACTACATTCGTCTTAATATCTAAACCACCCTTACATTGAGGTATAACGTGATCTAGTGTAATGTCTTCTTTAGATTCACAATAAGCACACTCGTGATTCCAGGCATCCTTTATATTCTGTCTCCATAATCGTTTTGCCTCCGATTTATTTGTTGCCTGAAGATTAAACAGATAGTCCTTAGGCGAGTGCAGAGGAACCATAAGTAGTTGCAACTTATAATTATTTATTCTAAGTTTTTAAATTTAATCTTATGGGTATTCTTACAGGCAGCTCTTCCCCAAATACGAATTAAACTATCTACATAAGAACAAACTTTTTTCTTTCCCCCGCAGTATGGACATTTTGCATCTGGAGGATCGGATAAGTAACCCTCAGGTGTATACATCTTATAAGTTATTCAATACTTCTCTAAACAATAGACTCCACGCTTCTCTACAATAGCAGAACAGGAATCGCACCAGTCTCCACAGCACATATAAGTGATCTTACCAAACTGACGAATGTTCCCCGAGTGAATATGACCACAAATAATTCCAGCATACTTCTTATCTTCCTGAGCACAAAAAACCGCAATATCAGACTCATAACAGTTAATATACTCTCTACCCCTTACGGTATTCTTTAAGTAATGAACCAGAGAAAATTGAAAGAAACGATTTAACCAAATACTTAGTGGTGTTATAAACTCATATCCCCAATTAAAGATAAGTTGTTTCCAAGAACCAGAGGAATATTCAGAATACTTATCCCCGTGAACACACAGGAACTTATTTCCCCTAGAATCATTATGAACGTATTCATTACAAATCAAAAGATTCTTGTGCTCAAAGTCACAATACCTTCTCAACATTGCTTCGTGATTACCAAGAATATAGACAACCTCTGTGCCTTTTTTGCATAAGTTAAGAATTGCGTGAATACATTCTGTATGCTCTTTCTTCCATCTTGTATGATACTTTTCCATACAATGAATGTCTAGAATATCTCCAACCATTACAAGTTTTTTGGTTTTCAGTTCTTTTAGAAACTTCAAGAACTTTTCAGTATTACATCTATCGGTGCCCAGGTGAACATCAGAAATGAAGGCCGTATCGTAAGTCATTTTGATTTCTTATACTCCTTATCTATTTAAGGTCTAAAAGGTTCTTGCTGTCTGTCTGGTAGTTTGATTTGTGGGAGTTGTTCCTGACGAGGAGCATATTCATACTCTCGGTCATTAGACACAGCAATATTTGTGGTTGGAAGTTGTTTCGGCATTTCAATATCAAAAACTGTTCCCATCAGAAACGTTTTTCTGCTATAAGTACGATTAGCAGGATCAAAAGAAATCATTAGTAGTGCATCATTTTCATCACCACAATCTACGATTTTTCTTCCGGTGTTTTTATTAAGGACAGAAAAGTAATCTTCAGTATTATACTTGTTCATTTTTTGGTTTCTCTTCCAATTTAAGTTCTTTGTGAATTTGATTGTACTTGGTTGGTGTATATAGATTATACCACGTACCTCTGATTATTTCTGCAAGTTTGTATGGAGTCTCTGACGAAATAGTTTAATTGATTATGAATTTATAGAATTCTGTTTTTGACAATTTGATAATTTTATTCTCAATTATTTCCAAATTTTCAATAACATAATTCTCATCTAAAATTTTAACACCATTTAACTTAATGGCACCGGATGTTATTTTTCTTTTAGAGTCACTTACACTATCAGTTAACCTTAGTTCATTAAGAAGATTTGCCAATCGAATTGGAAATTGTATAGAATCAATTGAGGTTTCTGGAACGTCTGCCAAGATAGAATTAGAAAGAACAATAGATTCGGCATCTTTTTGTGCTTTCGTGGCAAGTTCTCTACCATAAAAAGAAGATACAACCTCAAATGCCATTTCTTTTTGTTTTAGTCTGGGATTTGAAGAAAACTGTGTTTTATCACAATCCGTCAATAATAAAATATAATCATCAACAATATTATCGGGTATTTTTTCCAATTTAGAAAACATAGAAATAGGATGTTCGTCAAGTCCAATAGCATTATTAAGACTTTTTGACATTTTTTGAATGCCATCAGTTCCTGTTAGAATTGGCATTAACATTCCAATTTGTTCAACCTCAGAGTTAAAATATTTTTGAATATCTCTACCAATTGAAACATTAAATTTTTGGTCTATTCCCCCAAGTTCAACCTCAGACTGAAAATGAAAACTATCAAATCCTTGAAGAAGAGGGTACATAAATTCGTGAAGACTTATTGGAGTTTGATTTTCCATTCTAGTTGAAAAATCTTTTTTTGCGAGAAGTTGTTGAACTGTAATGATTGATTGTAGTTGAATAATATCAGGTAATTGTAATTTTTTCAAATGTACAGAATTAAAATATACTCCACATCTCTGTATATCTACAAACTTTTCGATTACACTAATAAAATTATCAATATTTGACTTTACTTCTTCTTGTGTAAGTTGTTTCCTCGTCTTTTGTTTTCCAGTTGGGTCTCCAATTTGTGCAGTAAAATCACCTATAATAATTACTGGAATATGTCCAGCATTCTGAAAAGATTGAAGTTTACGAAGTAGAATTGAATGCCCTAAATGAAGAAAATCTGATGTTGGGTCAAATCCAAGTTTTATTCTTTTTTGTGTTGAGAAAAAATCCTGTAAATGTACCTGAGGAAATACATCTACAATTCCACGAAAGAGGTCCATAATGTTTTGAGATTTATGAGTATTCTAGCAGTTTTTGGGGGTGGTGTCAAGGAAAAGGAAGTAGGGACATTAGAAAGAGGAACACTCCGAAGAGTTGGAAGAGCAGGAGGATGAGGAGCATTTTTTATTGATTATTTATTATAAATAAGTATAGAAAATACGCATTACAATAATGAAAACTTGCACTTCTTGTGAGATGGAACTATCAGAAGATTTGTTCCATAAAAGAACTTATAGTTCTGGCAAAATAGGACTTCAACCAAAATGTAAAGAATGTTCTACTAAAAATAGAAAGCAATATTATAAACCTCACGAATATATGAGGAGAAAATTCAAATTATCGGAAGCAGAATATAATGAACTTATGAAGCACGATAACTGCCAAGTATGTAGTAGAGATATAACAAATAAAAAATGTATTGACCACTGCCACAATAAAGAAAAAATCCGAGGAGTGTTATGCAATAACTGCAACACTGCACTCGGATTAGTTGGGGATAATATTCAGATTTTATCTAAACTTATCCAATACTTGGAGCAGTCAAAGCAACTTCAGTAGTAGATACTGCAGCAAGATCCAAAGGATAGTTATGTGCATTTCTCTCGTGAACCACCTCAAACCCAAGATTGGCACGATTTAGGATATCTGCCCAAGTGTTGATTGCGTGTCCTTGAGAGTCAAGAATACTCTGGTTAAAATTCAGTCCGTTGAGATTAAAAGCCATGGTGCTAACACCTAAGGCAGCAAACCAGATGCCTACAACCGGCCAGGCAGCAAGGAAGAAGTGCAGTGAACGTGAGTTATTAAAGGACGCATATTGGAAAATAAGACGACCAAAATATCCATGAGCTGCACATATGTTATAAGTTTCTTCCTCTTGTCCGAACTTGTATCCATAATTCTGCGATTCATTCTCAGTGGTTTCACGCACCAAGCTGGAGGTAACCAGTGAACCATGCATTGCGCTAAAAAGCGAACCACCGAAGACACCAGCAACACCCAGCATGTGGAAGGGGTGCATAAGGATGTTATGTTCTGCCTGGAAGACTAGCATGTAGTTAAACGTACCAGAAATACCAAGAGGCATAGCATCACTAAAACTTCCTTGACCAAAAGGATAGACAAGGAACACAGCAGTCGCAGCAGCAACAGGTGCAGAGTAAGCAACCATAATCCAAGGGCGCATACCTAATCTATAACTAAGTTCCCATTCTCGTCCCATGTAAGCAAAGATGCCAATGAGGAAGTGGAAGATAACAAGTTGGAACGGTCCACCATTGTAGAGCCATTCGTCAAGAGAAGCAGCTTCCCAAATTGGATAGAAATGCAATCCGATTGCGTTGGAGCTTGGTACAACAGCTCCAGAGATGATGTTGTTTCCATACATTAAAGATCCAGATACAGGTTCACGAATGCCGTCGATGTCCACAGGAGGAGCACCGATAAATGCAATGATGAAACAAGTAGTTGCCGCAAGAAGGCAGGGGATCATCAGAACACCGAACCAACCAACATAAAGACGGTTATCGGTAGAAGTAACCCAGGAGCAAAAATCCTCCCAAAGATTACTATTAGAGCGTGTAGCAATTGTAGCAGTCATTTAAATTAAAAGGGTAGT